ATCCGTACCAAGCACAGGCTTATAGCCAGCAGCATCAAGGCGCTTAATAGCATCTTGCAAAGCCTGTGGTGCATCATTAGGAATATATGCTTCGCTTGCTAATGTACGTGCATCACGACGCATACGAGATGCTAATTGAATTGGATCAAGGCGAGTTAAATCTTTTAGATCGTAATGAAATTTGCTAACAAGAATGTCTCGCATTTGATTAGTCAAAGCAATCAATTTAGGATTTTCTGATGTTAATGCTTGCGTCATGCGAGGCAAAGGTCCTACCTCTGTTTTTGCAATACCTTCTTGTTCTAAAGCAATTTTGGCAGTATCTACATCATCGCCATAACCCAATGCTTTAATTTCATCAAAAAACTTGTTTGATGTTTTTAGCGCATCTTGTGCAGTAAATGTTTCTTTGCGAGCAACACCAATTGTTCCCAAACCATTGGTATTGGTATGGGTCAAGTATGAAGCAAGCATAGGATCTTTAGCCATGCTTGGATCTTTGGCAACCATACGTATTTGCGCACGATCTGCTCGAATAATTGTCTGTGGACCGTACTTAGCATCGCCATAATGCACGCCAGCAAAATCGTTTTCTTTCATATATTCATTCATCAATTGATTGACTCGTGAATCAATTACATCTTTGTTATTGCCAGCGCTAATCATTGCATTGCGATACATGTCAATTAATTTTTGTGGTGATGTTTCAAAACTCTTTGAACGCAAAGCCTTTTGCAACGCTGTTGCCTCTAATGACTTATCTGGGTTTTTAACGCCCAATGGTGGTAAACCAATTTCGTCACGCTTAACAAATGTCTTCATCTTTGCATAAAAAGATGGGGCATTTTTTTGAGTAGTTAAATCAGCAAATTTAGGCGCTTCATTTTTAATGAAGCGTTCCCAATCTTCGCTGGCTGGAACTTGATGAGTAACATTATAAATGTTTGCATTGGCACGACCAGCAACTTTAGGATCTGTTGTTGCAATAATGCCAGAACCGTATGGTGTATTTTTAACCATTTTATTTGCATCAGGTGCATACTCATTAACATTGCGGTCAATAGTCCAAAAACGTGGCGCACCAAGACCTAACTTTTGTGAAAATTCTTGGTCGAACTTATTTGAATTGCTGGCCCATTCTTGCGAAAGTGCAGCACTGCGTAAATCTTCAATCATGCGATTAGTTGCTGAACCATAAAGTAAATTGCGATGCTCGGGTGAAAGAAGGGTAGGCATTTCTTGATAAACATTTTTTAATTGATTTAAAGAATCAAAAAATGCTTGCTTATCTTTTACTGCCAAGCCATTCTTTTTAAAGTTAAGCCCAAATGCATTTGTAAAGTCTTTTTTGTATGCATTGGCAAGAACATGCGGTTGAGCCACAAGAGAGTCTGTTGCTTTTTGAAGCAATTCAGGATTGTTAATAATTTCATGTTCAAATTGTTGAAACTTATTTGTATATTCTTCTGAGGCACGATCTATTTTGTCTGAAGATACTAACGTGTCTAACGCTTGTTGAGCAGCATGCGCAGCAGCGTATTGAAGAAATTTAGTATTAATAAAATGGTCATTAACCATTTCAGGTCCAACTGCATTTTCTAATTCTTTATATTTAATTCCTGGAAGCGCTGACTCAATAACTTTATCAAAATTAATAGGTCCAAGTGCTTGACTAATAGCAGTATGCGCTTTACCAATAATACTTCCTGCAGACTCAGAGGCTTTTAAGCCGTGAGTTGGTGCGCCAGCAACAGCGCCAAGAACATCAAGTGCATTACCCAGTACGCCAGAATAAGGCGCAACTTTAGTTGCATCAAATGTAGGTGTAGCGCCTAATGCTTTTTCTGCTTCGCCAGTTCCTAATAAACCAAGTGCGGCAAGTGAGCCTTTAGCCTGTGCTACAGCAAGTGCTTGACAGCCAGGTATGCGCATTGTTTGTCCAATAGCATCACGAGCAGTAAAATAAACTGATTTGTTTTCTGCGTTTGCATCAATAAATGGCAAAATGCGAGACATAACAGGGTTGTCTGCAAAGCGTGATAGCAAACCAGATGCACCTGCATCTGTTGTTTGGTACAAACCTTTAACAAATGTGTAGCGTGGTGTGGCTGCAAATGACTCAGGTAGGCTGCGTGTTACTAAAGCAGATGGGTTTTTAGCAAGTGCTTTGGCTAAACCACCAGCAGTTGCTTCTTCTCCAGCCTGTTCTGCAATGCCTTTACCAATTGCACCAACAGCAGAAAATGCACCTTTGGCTAAACTTGCGCCACCGATCAATGTAAATACATTCCCTAGATCTTGGATGGCACGTTTTGTCATTTCGCTATCAGGAATGTATAGATGATGTTCGCCAGTCTTAGGATCTGTATAAGATGTTACTGACTTATCACCTAAATCTTTTGCAATATTTGCAGCAACTACGTTGCCCATTCCACTTTTATTAAATGGAGCAAGCGCAATGCCCGTAGCGCCACCAGCAACATCGGAAACAACTTGTCGCAATTGACCAGGAAGCGAATGAATGTAGGAAGCAACGGCATGAGTTACTGTTGGCAACCAACCGCTTGGCGCTAGATCGCTAAGAATTGAATGAAAAACTGAAAATGAATTTGTGTTTCCAACGCCAGGCTTATTTGATTTATCGTAATTGTATTGGTTTAATTGTGTTTGCCAACCGCTATTCCATGCACCAGGAGTTAAATTTTTTCCATAACCCTTTGCTTGGAGCGATTGTTGAAAGCCAGTTATATCTTCAGGTAAAAATGGAACAGGTCCATGCGTGCTGTGAAGTAAACCCAAAGCCTTTTGATAAATAGTTTGTGGGTTGTTTAACCCAGGATCGGAATAAGCCTTATCCACAGGCGATGCTGTGTTGTTAAGGACGTTCTTCATCGTTTCGGCTGTACTGCCCAAAGTATTAACATCCATGCCAGAGGCAGCGAGTTGAGTTTGAAGAACTGGATGCATCCAGTTTCCTAAACCATTATTTAAATATGAGACACGATCTGCCAGATTTTGAGCCTCTGGCGAAACATTTTGTGGTGTGTTTGCCATTGAGTATTATTGACCTGACGTATTATTAATATGGGCTGCTAACGCTTGACGAATAGCACGGACTTGTGATGGCGCATTTTCACCAAACTCGTTAAGCAATGACAAGGCATTGACAAAACCTTGATTTTGCGCTTGGGTTGTACCCTGTAAAACTTCTGGTCCAGGACCAGGACCGCTGGCTGCGCCAGCCGTTACAGGCTCATTGGGACGCTGCGATGGAGCGTTGATAGGTATTACACCAGACTGTGCTGGCCCACCCTGTGGGACATTTACAGCGGGCTGTGATGGCATACCAGAGGCTGACATAGGGGCTTGGGCTTGAAGATCCATTAGTTCCTGACCGTCGCCATAATTAGGCATACCACTGATATATCGTTGTGCTTGCTTAGACGCTACACCACCATCGGTTCTACGGCTCAATGACCCTGGGCCTGATTGCATTGCAGGTTTTGCTGGCTGCGGCATATCATTCACCCTCTCTTAATGTCTCAATGGTTCGTGCGGCATACTCGTGGAAATTTTTATCGTCTTCCACACGAGACGCTTTGTTCAATAACATGTCTTTCGATGTATCAAAAAACTCTGCTATTGACACAAATATATCAGATATGGTATGAGCGAACAGAGCGAAAACATCCCAGATATTTGGATCTGCAAGTTTGTCGCTCTGTTCCTCGTTCATATTATTTAGATCCTGGGTTTGTACCTTTTGTGCCTGAAGGTTGGACGCTGTAACGAATGTCAGACTTGCCTGTTCCTGCTGGACCAGACTTTGGTTGGATCTTTGCGCCCTGTGTTACTGCTGCGGCTGAACCGTGTCCACCTTGCATCTTTGGTGAAGGCACTTTTGTTGTTAATGACGCTTTAGTCATTGGTGCTACTTTTGCCATTTTTATCTCCTATAGGTTTGTTGAACAACAACCAGTTAACGTTAGACTGGTTGCTTTCTGGCCACGTTAGCGGATAGGTTCGCTTGACCAGAAGATGAAAGTCCTGCAAGTAAATTCTGCAGTGAAGTGCCGCCCTGTGGCTGTGATGGCATTTGCGCACCACCTGGTGCACCTTGATCGGGACTAGCGGCCCCTGCTGGTCCACCTGGGGCTTGAGCCTCACCAGGATTTTGCGGTTGCGCAGCAGGGGAAACTTGTTCAGCAAAAGCGTTAGCCAATACATCTTCAATTTCTTGTCCATCTTGACGGCCTTTAATTGCTTTTGCAATTGCAGAGACGATCTTAGTTGGATCTTGTCCCTGTAAAGCCATTTGTGGAATGGCTTGCGCCATTGCACCTACTGCTTGCATGAGTGAGTCACGTAGTTCCTCAACTTCAATGCGTTGTTCTTCAAATGTAATATTCATTTCCCATGGCATTTGACGGCGAAGATAATCGCGTGAGATTAACTTATCACCACGGGCTTGCAAACCAAATACCAAAGCACGGTTTGGATCAAGTCCTGCCATCATGCCATAGGTAACATCGCACCAATAATCGCCAGCAATGTCTTTGGATGGTGTGTATGTAACTTCGTATGGTGCGCCAGCGTTAACGCCACGCACTTCTTTTGTTACATCTGGCCACAATGTTTCGTCCATCAAGAAGCAAATGCGCATGACGTGACGGAATGATTCAGCAAAGACAGCCTGTGCTGTCTTGACTTGTGTATCAAATCCACCCATGAGCGATTCAACGCCACGACCTGTGACAATAGAACCAGACTGTTGACCTAAGCGGCCTTGTGGGTAGCGTGAGCCAACCATCAACTCTGATTCAAGTTCTTGATTCTCTTGAAAAATGCCGTTGGGAATGTCTAGCCCAACACGACGGATCTTTTCAGGTGTAGCGGATCGGATGGT